CGACCTGCGTCACCCGTATGTCAAGCACACGACAAAAATTTTTAGCTTACGCCTGATGGATTTTCAAGCGCAGGCTTGTCCTGATGCTCGGCGAAAAACTCGCGGAGCTTGTCAGCTTCTTCGGGTAGGACAAAGCCGAAGCCCTGTCCGTCCACTCTGCAATAGAAAGCGATTTTCATGTCTGCCTCCTCAATCGAAAATGTCTTGGATTTTGTATGCGATCTCAATGCGCTTATCAGGGTACACCAGCACCCGGTCGATTAGCAGCTCGGCCAGCTCGGTGGTCAGCGTGTCCGCATCGAAAATCGCCTTGGACGCTTTCTTGCGGCTGTCCTGCCGTGCCTGTTCGTCCTGCTTTTGCTTCGCCTGTGCCAATACTGCGGCATAGGCATTTTTCGTTTTCAAAAGCAGCTCGTCACACGCGCCCTTTTCTGCTTTGTAGGTGTTCAGGTCGATCTCGTCCATGAGATAGCGTTCGTAAAGTGTGCGCTTGCCGTCTTGCAGCGCCTCGATCTGCTGCTCATATTCGGCGCGTTCCGGTACGGAAGCATCTACCCGGAGCGTACCGCCAGGGGCAAGCGGTGCGGCGGCTTCCATCTGCTTTTTCAGAGTCAGGAATACCGTCTGTTCCAGCTCTGCGGCGTTCAGACGCATCTTGTGGCAGCGGCTTTCTACGTCCGCCTCGGAATGGCGGCAGTGATAATATGAGGTTTTCTGCATGGTGCGGGACAGCGCATGACCGCAGCAGCCACAGAAAGCTTTGCCTTTCAGCGGGTAGTCCCGCTTTTTCTTGTTTGGCTGGGAAAAGCGGAGCTGGCTGGCCTGCACGGTATCAAACACGGCTTTCTCTATGATGGCCGGGTGATGGTCGGGGATGATGTACCACGATTCTCTGTCCTTCAGGCGGCTTCTGGTGCCGCCTACTTCGAGAACCGCCCGCTTGCCGATCACATACACGCCGGTGTAGCGTTCGTCCTCCAAAATGCGGAGAATGGTGGATGCACTCCAAATCCCGTGGCAGCGGGAAATATCGTGGGTATGATTGCCGTGCGCCGCTTTGTACTGGCCGGGGGTAGGGATGCTTCTGCGGAACAGCTCCCGTGTGATGGCGGTGGCGTTGATGCCCTCGGCGGCAAGCTGGAAGATGAGCTGCACAACGGCAGCGGCCTCCGGGTCAGGCTCCATTCTGCCATCGGCGCTTTTGCGATAGCCGTAGGGACAGATTTTGCTCTGATACTCGCCGCGCTGCATCTTGGCGTACTTGGCGCTCTTGGTTTTGATGGACATATCGCGGCTGTAATATTCGCTGATGAGATACTTGAATGCTACGTCCATGCCGCCGGTGTCACCCTTGAATTTGCTGCTGTCAAAATCGTCGCTGATGGAAATGAAGCGGGTATGGAACAGTGGGAACACGCGCTCGATAAAGTAGCCGGTTTCAATGCTGTTTCGCCCGAAGCGGGAAAAATCCTTGACGATGATGCAGTCGATCTGATTGGCCCGCACCAGCTCAATGAGCTTCTGTACCTGCGGACGCTCAAAATTCGTGCCGCTGTACCCGTTGTCAATGAACTCCATGATCTCCGCGTTCAGAGCTTCGGGCATGGAAGCCGCGTACTCGTGGAGAACAAGGCTCTGATTTTCAATGCTCAGACTGTCGTACTTGTAATCCTCAATGGAGAGGCGGATGTAGAGGGCAATTACATATTTCTGCATTGTTTCAGTACCTCCGCATAGGTTTCAAACTCGCTCTGGAAGCGATAGCGCACCGTGATCTGCTTGTCGTGGGATACCTCGATGCGGTCGATCAGCCGCTCGATGAGTGCGCCGGTCAGCGCACGGTCAGTCTTGATTTGCGCGGCATCCTGTTCCAGCGCCCGGTGCTGCTCTGTTTGAGCATCCATCGTTCGCAGGCCATCCTCCAACTGTTCCATTTCCACGGCGAGGTCGGCAATGCGGCTTTCGTACTTCTCCTTGTAGCCAAAGTATTCATCCTTGGTGAGAACGCCTTGGACGAGGTTTTCATATAAACTCCGCACGATACCGCGAAGCCGCTGGATTTCCTTTTTGCGGCTGGTGATCTTCTCCCGCAGCTCGGCGCGGTCAGCGGCCTGCCGGGGCAGCTCCGCAAGGGAGAGGGTATATTGCCCCAGCGCCGTATCAAGCGCGTCCTGAAGCATATCTGCCAGCATATCCAGCAACGCATCCTCGCGGATGGTCACGCCGGGGCAGGTATCTTTGCTGATTCGGCTCTGGCTCAGGCAATGGTAGAAGTACACATCATCGGACTTCTTGCGGATATTTCTCTGCCGGTGCAGGTTGCCGCCGCAATGGGCGCAGAACACCTTGCCTTTGAGAAGATTCGGCGTGTAGGCTTTGACCTCCCGTGCCTTGGCGCGGCTGGCGGTCTGATTGAGAATTTCCTGCACCACCGCGAACAGTTCCCGGCTGATGATGGCCTCGTGGGTGTCCCGTACCACCGTCCATTCCTCGGCATCGGCCTTGACCTGCCGGTGATCCACGGTTTTGGTCTGCCCCTGAACGAGATCTCCGGTGTAGACCTCGGAGCGGAGAATAACGCCGACTGTTCGGGTTTGCCACTTGCCGCTGCCGAGCAAATTTTCGTGGGTGATCTTGCCCTGCATCTTCTTATAGTGGCTGGGGGTGAGAATATCCGCCTCATTCAGCCGCACGGCGATGGTATTGAGGCCAGCGCCCTCGGAAGCCCAGCGGAACATCCGCTGCACCACAACGGCGGCAACAGGGTCGATGATAAGCTGGTGGCAATCGTCCTCCGCTTTCAAATAGCCGTAGGGAGTACGCGCACCGATGAACTTGCCGTCCTTCATGGCCTGCCGCTGCTGCGCCCTGATCTTGCGCCCAATGTCCAAAGCGTAGGCTTCGTTTATCATGTTCCGCAGCGGGATGATAATACCGGCATGGGCATCCTCCGGGGCAGCGGTGTCGAAGTTTTCGTTGACCGCAATGAAGCGGACGCTGCGGATGCGGAAATACTGCTCGATGTAATAGCCAGTGTCGATGGTGTTTCGTCCCAAACGGGAAAGGTCTTTGACAATGACGCAGTTTACATGACCGGCCTCAATATCCGAGAGCATCTGCTGAAAGCCCGGACGGTGGAAGTTTGTCCCCGTCGCGCCGTTGTCGATGTAGGTATCGTACACGCTGATCTCCGGATACTGCTCCAGATAGCGGGCAATAATCATCTGCTGGGTTTCAATGGATACGCTGTGCGTGTGGGTATCCTCCACCGAAAGGCGGACGTAGATCGCGGCGCGGCAAGCGGCGTCGGCCTCCTGAACGACTACCGCAGCCGCTTCTTTCCTGCTTTTTCTCGCCATGCTCAGCCCACCTTTCTCTGTTTGTAATCTTTCTGCTGCGCCGCCAGCGCCAGAAGCTGCAACGCCTTTTTGTATTCGTCCTCATGGGTAAAGGTAATATCCAGCTCCTTTTTGCCACGGACGCGGATGCTCTGTACCATGTGAATGAGCGCCCTGCGGTCTAAGGTTTCCAGCGTGGAGAACTGCGTAAACTGTGAAATCCAGCGGTTGCGCTCACTTCGATTTTCCAGCACCTCCGTGAGCTTTTCCTTGAGAGCGCGGACGCTTTCGCGGATGTCCTCGGCCTGCTTGGTGTACTTTGCCTTATAGGAAGCGTATTCTTCCTTGGTAAGCATACCTCCCACAAGGCTCTCATAAAGCCGTGCCTTGAACTCCAGCACCTGCTCCAACCGGCGCTCGTTGTCGGTGATGTGGTCGCTGTATTCCTTGGCAAGCGCCTGATTGATGCTGGACTGGTCAATGCCAGAAAGCAGCGCCTTCAGAGAGGCAATGTTGCCGATATAGGCTTTCAGGCTGTCCCGCACACAGTCGATCAGACTGCTTTCTTTCAGCATGACCGGATGGGTGCAGCCCTTTTTCTTGCCGGTGGGACAATAATAGTAGTGGTACTCCTTGCCGTTTGCACGGTTGGTCTTGCGGGTCATGCGGCTTCCGCAGCACCCGCAGATCAGAATACCGGAGAACAGATACACCGTGTCCTCGTTGGGAGAAGTCCGGGTATCCAGCCCCTTGATGCGCTGCACCAGCTCGAAATCCTGACGGGCGATCAGCGCTTCATGGGCATCCGGGACGCGCACCCACTCGGAGGCGGGGCGCTGCTCCATCTGCTTGATCTTGTAATGCGGCGTACCCTGTTTGCCCTGCACCAGCGTTCCGGTGTAGGTTTCATCCTGCAAGATGCGGATGATGGTGGTAGCCGACCATTTGCAGTCGGCCTTGTCCGCATAGCCCTTTTTCGCGTAGGGCAGGCCGTTGTTCTTCTTGTAAGCCAGCGGGGAGAGGATACCCAGCCGGTTCAGCTCTGATGCGATCTTGGAGGCACTTGCACCCTCCAGCCGCATACGGAAGATGTCGCAGACAACGCGGGCGGCGTAGGGGTCAGGGACGAGTAGGTTTTTATTATCCTCGGCTTTCATGTAGCCATACACCGGGAACGCGCCGACGAAATCGCCGTTGCGCCGCTTCACGTCCAGTGAGGTGCGGGTCTTGATGGAAATGTCCCGGCAATAGGCTTCGTTCATAATGTTCTTGACCGATACGGTCAGATCATCGCCGCTGTCGTGGGCGGTGTCGATGCTGTCGGTGATGGCAATGAAGCGCACCCCGTAGGCCGGGAATACCCGGCGCAGATACCGGCCAGTTTCGATGTACTCGCGCCCCAGCCGGGAGAGGTCTTTTACAATGACGCAGTTGATGTTGCCATCGGTGACATCCTGCATCATTTCCTTGAACGCGGGGCGGTCAAAGATGATGCCGCTGTATCCATCGTCGATCTTTTCGGAAACGACCTCAATATCCGGGTTGTGCTCCACAAAGTTTTCAATGAGCTTGCGCTGATTGGAAACGCTGTCGCTTTCGCTGGAATGATCGTCAGTGTAGGACAGGCGGATGTAAGCGGTAGCTTTGTATTTAGGCATGAAAAAGCACTCCTTTCTCCCGGACTGCTCCCGCATGAAAAGAGTGGTTATCTGGCTATTAGGTTTTCATCCTTTTCCACACCGATCATAGCACTCTCTGCGGAAAAAAGCGAGGATGTCGCTCAGCGCAAAATGCCTTGCAGACATTCCTCCAACGTAACGCCGTTCCCGGCAAAGCAGGCGTTTACCACGAAATCGCCGCAGCGGAAGCGGTAGGGATTTTTGATCTGGCGGATAAAGGCGGCAATACGTTCTTCCTTGGGAAGATTTTTGTCAACAGATACTTCCCGGATGTCCACCAGCTCATCCGTGTGGATTCGGGATTCGTTTGGCGTTGGCTGCATCATGGCGATCTCCTTTCTCGGTTTGGTGGGTTTCCTCAAGGTCACATGAATGCGCTGACGGGAAAGGCCGTCAGCGCATGGTATCTGACTTTGAGAGGCGGCTGCGCGGGCAGAATTGGAGCCACATAACATAATGGCGAATACCGGCGCAGCTGCTCTGCTTGTCCATTTGAGAAGAACTATCCTATTTGCCACGCGCCCCGGATAGTGGGCATGATGCAGGCCGCCCTTGGCAGGGCTGTCATAACTCCACGATACCGCTGCCTCAAAGAGCTGGCGCATACCGCAGGATTCCCCCTCAAGTCTGTGGGAGGGCGTGAGCAAGTTTCATTATCCGCCGCGCTGTCATCGCGCCCGATTTGCCGAATCGGGTCTAAGGCTGCGTAGATCGCTCGGATGGCTTTTCCGGAATCACCTCCCTGAAGCCAATGTCGTGGCGGCGCACCTTATGCCGCTATCACGCGGGTTTTGTGCCTGCATCATGGTCTATTCAGTTTTCAACGTTCAACGAAAGGCTTCGTGGAGAATGTCCCTTCACCTATCGCCGATTTTGGGCCACTTTTGCACCCTGTTTTCAGCAATCAGGGAAAAGTTTTTTCATTTTCTTCATCGCCGCGCCGATGCTCTTGGAAATATTCTGATGGCTGACACCCTCGGCTGCGCCAATCTCATCAACCGTCATCCCATCCACGAAATACATCCACACCCTGCGGAACTGCGTATCCGTCAGGTGCTTCCGAATCTGCGTGACCTTTCTGACGCTGCGGTGGATTGCCTCTGCCCGGTCATGCGCCTGCTCCATGCAGACATCCACGGCAGGAATGGAGGCCGCTTCCTCGGATAGCTCATCCAGCGCAAGCGTGTGATTGGCATAGACGTGAGCTTCCTTTTCGGAGGCGTGATAGTCCTCGTCCGACAGGGCTTTCCATTTCAGAAATTCTTTCTCGCTGGCAAAGTCCTCGCGGGTCAGGCGGACGATGACTTCATTGGCGTCCATATAAACGATGGCATCGGGGTCTTTCTTATTCAGCGCATAGCTGCTCTTTCTGTTAAACATAATATGTCCTCCGTTTCGGTGTTGGGTGGGTGGTGAACCAGACCAACACCGGCGGAGAACGACAGCCGACAGGAAAACGTAAAAAGGCGCTCGAACAGGCATGATGACCTGAACGAGCGCCTTGCGTGCGAGTGAAAACATGAGTAACGAATACTGTACCGGGAGGGGCTAAATCACGGATGAACCAAACCGCATAAAAAGAGAGCTGCAACTCGCTTTCGTGAGTGCAGCTCGTCTGGGGGATAGCCGCGTGCTTTTTGAAGTGGACGGCTAATCGGTGCTTATGCTTTTTTACATGACCGCGAGCGGCCTTAGCAGTATCTCCTGTTCATCCGTGACATCATAAAATTACCTCCAACTCGCTGAATGTGATTTGCGGATCATTCAATGTGAGCTTCATGTGTATTTAAGTGAATTGAGGCTCACTCTACAATGTAGTAGAGGTGATTTACAATGAACTTTCTTGACCTGTTCGCCCAAAAGCTTCGCGAAAAGCGGGAGCAGAAAAAGATCACGCAGCGCGAATTAGCGGAACGGCTTAATATGTGTACCCGAACTGTCATTGAGATTGAAAAGTGCAAGAGCAATCCGAAATTTGAAACGGTTGCGCTGATCTCAGAAGAAATGGACATCAGTCTGGATGGAATCGTGTTCCACGATAGAGCGCCGCAGACCGTTGCCAAGTGCGTTCTTGATTACTTTGCAGGAAAGGGTGAAGAAGAGTCGCAACGGTACATAGACCTGTGCATGAGCGCAGATAAGCTGAAGTGATGTACAGGGGAAAACAAAAGGGCCGATGATTGTCTTTCATGTAGAGCAGCCAGTGGGCTTATATTTTCCCCACTGGCTGCTCTTGTCCGCACAGTTGGAACGACGGGCATTAGTATCCTATTTTTCCTGTTTGTGTGCATCCCGGATCTTTTCAAAGGTGTCCTGACTGATGGCGTGTTCAATCCGGCAAGCATCTCGCTCTGCAATTTCAGGGTCAACGCCAGCTGCGATAAATTGCTCTGTAAAGAACTGATGCCGCTCATAAATTTTTTCGGCAACATTCCGGCCTGTTTCGGTCAAATGCAAAACGTAATCACTATCTACCGTTAAAAAGCCCCCTTCACGCAAAGCCGACACCGCATAGCTTACACTGGCTTTTGAAACTCCAACACGCCGTGCAACATCAATAGAGCGGACAGAACCGTGATTCTTTTGAAGAACCAGCACAGCCTCCAGATAATCCTCCCCGGACGCATGAATCTTCATCGGTTCCTCCTTTATGCAAGGCTCCAGCCGGAAGACTTTTTACGGATATTTACAAAATCCTGATAAATCCCGGCTTTTGCCATAAGCTCGTCATGGGTTCCCTGTTCGCTGATCCGTCCATCGGAGATCACCAAAATCTGATCTGCCTGACGGATGGTATTCAGGCGGTGTGCAATCACAAGCAATGTTTTACCCTTTACCAGTTCATTGATTGCCTCCTGGATATAGCTTTCATTATCGGTATCAACACTTGCAGTCGCTTCATCCAGAATGACAATCGGTGCGTCCTTCAAAATGCAGCGGGCAATAGAGATTCTTTGCTTTTCGCCGCCGGACAGAGTAGCGCCGCCTTCACCGATGACTGTCTGGAATCCATCTGGCAGCGCCATGATAAAATCATAGCAGCGGGCTTTTTTTGCAGCCTCATAGACTTCTTCCTCGGTAGCGTCCGGTTTACCCATGCTGATATTGTTATAAATGGTATCCTGGAACAAGTACACCCTCTGGAAAACCATGCTGATCTGTTCCATCAGTTCGGCGAGAGGCACATCCCGAATATCTGTACCACGGATTGTCACTTTGCCGGATTTCACATCCCACAGCCGCGCCAGAAGGTTCGCAATCGTGGATTTGCCACCGCCAGACGGTCCCACAAGTGCGGTCATGGTATTCTTCTGCATAGAGAAGCTGATGTTGTGCAGGACTTCCTTGTCCTGATAGGCGAAGCCCACATCGCTAAATTGTACTTCTGGCTGATCCGGCTGTGCCTGTGACAGAATATGTTGATTTCCGTTATCGGGAAGTTCGGGCTCGTCCAAAACAGCTTCAATGCGGTCTAATGCGGCATTCATCACGGTCAGTCGGGTTGCTTCTCCATAAAGAGCTTTCAGAGGTCCAAAGAGATCAAAGACAAACAGCAGCACGCCCAAAAGATAAGCCAGGGAGAGTACGCCTTCCTGATGTAAAAAAACGGATAAACCGAAGATAGCGGCAATACCCACGCCATAGAGAATGTTTAAGCCAGTGGTCCACGGTGTCATTTTCTGCTCAAACTTCGTATTGACATCCCTTGATTTTTTGAAGTTTTCCGTTAATTCGTCAGATTTTTCTCCGAGCAGATTGTAACTTTTGATAACCCCAATTCCTTCAGCAAAAGACAAGACCGCATCCGTCAAATTCTCGCTTTGGTTTTGACGCCCGACAGCCTCCTTGAAGGAAACCTTATTCATATATTTTGCAACCAGTGATGCCAGCAAGGTAATGATTACCGCAATCAGCCCAAGTCTCCAATCCAGTACGAACATAAAAACAGCTAAAACCAAAGTAGACAGCATATAGCTCATCATGTTGCCAATGGTACTCATAGAAACTTCCTCAATGAATACCATATCCGTACTGAGAACAGAGCTGATTTTGCCAATATTCCCCGATGTAAAGTAACCCATCGGCATTTTTCTTAAATGATTTCCCAACTCCATCCGTTTATCAGCAAAGATCATAAATCCAGCGGCACTTTGCAGACGGTCGCTCAAATAGTGAACCACTGTCTGAACCACTACAACAGCTAATAATCCAAGTCCGACAAACAGACAGGTCTTTCCAGTCAGCGTATTATCAGCAAACCCGGCCAAGACAATAAACGCCATGAAGATCGGCATTTTGGAGAGAATGGACTCGACAAATGCACATAGAAATGCAGCCTGAATACGGCTTTTATACCTCCCGGAGAGGTTCAGGATTCTTGAAATCAATGCAAACATTTATCTTCCCTCCTTTGCAGTAGATACTTTCCACTCGGCGCTGTCCTGAGCCGCTTTCCACAACTTTTGGTATTCTGGGCAAGCTTGAATCAGCTCCTGATGTTTTCCGGTTGCCACCATCTTTCCGTGATCCATAACGCATATTTGATCTGCGTTCATTATAGCGGGAAGTTTGTGAGCGATAACTACCAAGGTTTTTCCCTTCACCAGCTCCGCAATAGCAGCCTCCATTTTTTCCTCATTTTCTGGATCAGCATAGGCCGTGGCCTCGTCAAGCACTACAATCGGGGCATCCTTCAATATTGCCCGCGCCAGGGAAATTCGCTGGCGCTGCCCCCCGGAAAGCATTTTCCCCGCATCGCCCGCCATGGAGTGAATACCTTGCGGCAGCTTTTCCAGAAACTCCATACACTGGGCTTTCTTCGCCGCCTCCATTACTTCCTCATCGGTAGCATCCAAACGTCCAAGACGGATATTTTCCAGCAGGGAGGTGTTAAACAGGTACTGATCCTGAGCCACATATGAAATGCGGCTGTTCAATGCCTCCAGGCTCATATCACAAAGTTTCTGCCCACCAATGGAAATGCTCCCTTTCTGCGGGTCATAGTAGTGGATCAACAGTTTTGCAAGGGTGCTCTTGCCAGAACCGGATTCACCAACCAGGGCAGTTTTTTGTCCTGCTTTTGCCACAAGGGTAATATCGTGGAGGACTTCGTTTTCCGCTATTATCGGTTTCCCATCTGGGCCAGGCTGTGCCATCTGATACGCAAAGGAAACATGATCGTAAGAAATGTTAAAATCCTGTCCGTGGAAATCATCCTCAGCAGCTTGCAGCGGTGCCGCATTTAACATCTGTTCAAGTGCCGTGATCTTATAATTCAGATTCGGAATCGTCTCCATAAAGCCCAGTGCTTTCAGGAGAGGAATCCCAATGCTGAGGGAAAGGCAGAGGACTAAAATCAAATCAGGTAAAGTGCTTATGCCACAGAGAACAAACCATGCCCCAAGAGGCAAAGTCAGAATAACAGTGCAGGGCAGCAGACTTCCGTATATCGCCATCCAGGGCCAGGCGGCCTTATACCATGCCAAGGTATAATCCCGATAGTCCGTTACATCCTTGCGGAAGTTCTCGTAAGATTCACTCTCCCGGTTGAAAACCTTGACAACCTCCATACCATTGATGTACTCAATGATCGTGTTGTTCATTTTCTGTGCAGACTGATAGTAGGGACCCATGCGCTTCATTCCAACAGAGTACATAATGACCATGGAGAGCAGGCTGATCGGGATAGAGGCCAAAGACATAAGAGCCAGTTTCCAGTCCGCACAAAACATAGCAGCATAAATCACCAGCGGGATCAGTAAATTTGCGATACCCTCCGGGACTGAATGAGCAAGGAGCAATTCCAAGCTGTCCACATCATCGACAAACAGCTTTTTGATTGTCCCTGTCCCTTTTTCCTCCACAATGCCAAGGGGAAGTTTCTCAAACTTCTTTTGCAGAGATACCCGCAGCCGGAACAATGTGTTATATGCTGCTTTATGAGAAATTGATAATCCCCATCCATAAAAAAACGCCTGCAAAACAAGACAGATCAAAACCCCTATAACACGCAATAAAACAAATTCTGTTTCAACAGAATCGCCCATAACCAATGGCGAAATGACCTGATAGGCCAGCACAAAAGGCAGGATGCCCATAAGAACGCTGACCAGTACGACAACCGTGGCCACATACATATTTTTCTTATATGGCCCTGCGTACTCAAAGATTTTTTTGAACATAAGCCCTCCTTATATTGAGCCGTACTGTCTGTGCTTCAAAAAAAAGAGGCCGCCAAAGTAAAGCGGCCTCTTATCATTATCTTTCTGTCCAGTCAAGGCGGCCCTGACATTCATAATTTCTAAAATTCACTGGCG